CGCGCGGTGGGCGGCCAGGGCTTTCTCTATCTCGGCGCCGGTTCCCTCGAGCTCCGCCAGCATCTTCTGGAAGATACCTTTCACACCCTCGAACCTCTCCATCTGGAGGATGAGCGCAGCAGTTCTTATGATGACCTCAGGTTCATCGGCAGGAATATTAACGGCGAACCATCGGACTAGCTCCGACTCTTTAAGCTCATACATCCGGGCAAACTTCTCCCGAGTGTCTTTCCGGCTATGAGACAAGAGATAATCCAGGATGAGCTTGAATGGCGTAGATTCGTCTCTTAGATTGGCGCAGGCTACCTTAACCCTCTCGGTGAGCTGGTGTTCGACTTCCCGAGCTTTGGCCGCCTCCTTAGCCTGGTAGGCTTTCTCCTTCGACTTGAAGCATTTGACATCGATGCAGACGCTTTCCGGCTTACCGTTATAGTTCTTGCCTACGGCGCGCTTGTGACAGTTACGGCATTCGGACTTATCTATTTTCTTATAGTTGCCATCAAGGCTTTCGTAATCCCGCCAGGTCAGCTTCGATAGGTCTAAAACCTTATCCTTCTTCTTGTCGCCGGCGTCTTTCTTGGCCACGGCGATCTCCGCCTGCAGCTGGTCAACCCGCGCCTGTTCCGTCTGTTTCGTCTTCTTCTCGTAGCAGGCCTTGTCCAGGCAGCGCCAAGTCTTTTTTTCACTGGAGTAAGGCGAGCCTATCTTCTGTCGGTTGGGACACTTCTCGCATTCCTTGACATCGAATCCGGGCTTAGGATATTCATTCGGTTCCAAGTTCTCGGATGCCCTGTAAATCTTGCCGGCTATTTCATTTGAAAGCTGGTTGACGGAGTATCCTTCCTTGATAGTCCTCTCTAACACTTCCTTCTGCAGCTCGGAATTGTAATTGAGCCTTAGCAACTGCCGGCCGTGTGTCTCCGATATTTCTTGAGAAATAATCTTCGCCTGTAAGTCCGGGTGCAGCTCAAGCAGCCGTATGGTGTTCGCTATCTCACCCTGGGAGCAGTTGTGCTTCCTGGCCAGCTCCGCCTGCGGAATATTAAAGTCCTTGATGTACCGCTTATAAAGTTTTGCCAGTTCGATAGGATTCAGGTCCTGACGGACCGTATTCGCTTCCATCACCATGTCGGCCATCTGCTGGTCGGTGAGGTCCTTGACCACACAGGGCATCTCGGCATATTCCGAGTGCCCATTCGCGAGAAGCCAACAGTACCCCTTATATCGTAGCCAGCCATCGCCCACCTGATACTTAATAACATTGCCTTGGTTGTACCGCATCTCTCTGGCCACCGGCATCATAATTAGTCCATGTTCTCTGATAGATTCACCAAACTTCTTAGCTGTTTCCGGGTCTATCTCTACCCTGGTGGCCGGCTGATAGGGATTAGGTGAAAGGTCCCCAAGCTTAATGTGCTGAATCAACTCAATGTGGCCACCAGGAACAATGACATCGAGGGACTTCGTTTCCTTTTTGGATTTAGTTTTTGTTACCATCGTTACTCCTTCAAATCAAGTTACTTTGTAAAGCCTGCCCTCGGAGGGCGTTCGATCAACTCAGCTATGTCAATGCTGCGAAGTTGCTTGTGAGCCGCCTGCATCTTCTCCATTGCCTCCCAATCGGCTGGTGTAGCGGGTTCGATGGTAACCAGCAGCTCGCCAAGTTGCTTAGTCATGTCCTGAATCTCTTTTACCGTTGCATCTTCCATTGTCAACTCCTAATTAAAGTAATTGTGCTACTGTTTCCAGCTTACGGACGACCGGTGCTTCACCCGTGCTATATTTCGCCTTCATGCGCAAAACCCGGATTGCCTCTTCCTCGGTAGGCTCCCTCATCAACTGCCAAACACCGCGCGCCTGTCGCACATCGCCCAGATGGTTGTCGAATACCTGCCTTCCTATCATTTCAGAAAGCTCTTCCGGGCAATCTTCCGCCCGGCTAAGCATGCTGCAGACTACATCAATGAATTCTTCCCTCGTGTAATGTGGAAACTTCGGATGGAAGGCGAATCGGGAAAGGAATTCAGGGGGCATTTTCTTGGAAGAGTTGCAGGCGGCGATCACCATCGTGTTGAGTTTGATGCCGCGGGTATCCCCGCTCTTGGTCTCAATAATCTCGCCGGCCTCCATTAGCCCGAGTGTCAGGGAAAAGACATCATGTCGCATTTTATCCGCCTCGTCCATTAGTAACACGGAGGGCTTATGCTCGAAGAGGGCATCAGAAAGGCCACGTCCTGAAGTACGTGAGCCAAAGGCCATGTAGGCATCTGGAACCGTGTTCCGTACAGCGTCCAATATAAGAGATTTAGCACATGCCGGAGGTCCCTCCAACAGGAAGTGGATACGCTTATGCGCTTCAATGGCATAGGCAATAGTTTCCTTTATGTCCTCAAAGCCCACAATCAACGACATAGCCTCGATAATTTCAACGGCAGAAATATGCGGAGTAATTTCATTCTCTGTGTCGGCAAGTTGCCGCCCCTTCACTGTCAGACGATAAAGGCATGGTCCATAAACTCCGATTCCCACCTTTGAAGAGCGTTGTCGTAGCTCGATGAGTTCGGCTCCCTGCAGGCGATTGATATCCGCTCGCGAGGCGAATACTGCAGCAGAATCCCACGCCAGTCTTCCCTTCTTACATTCGAGGTCTAAAGCACGCCGTAATATTTCAATATCAGTAGCCAAAGTTAATTCTCCTAAACTTTCCTCTATTTCTCCCTCTTCTTTTTGCCTTTCTTAGGCAGTTCATCTACATTGCAGCGTGGTAGTAACATTTATTCCTCCCTTGGGTTATTTCTAGTTAAATATTCCCTCCGGGTCGTTAGGATCGGATGACTTCGGTTTGCCGAATAATACGGCTGCGGCTGCCGGGATATCTTTGATGTCAGTCGGGTTATTAATGACTAGATCTGCCTTGATTTTGTCCAGTTTCATACCTTGCTTGATTGCATAATTGACCAGGTCTACACCGGTCTTAAACTCTGGTAATCCCTGGGTATCGGTTTTTACTGTACTAACCTTCTCCACGATGGGCTTCTGCTCCGCCTGCTCGTGCTGGCATTGTGGGGTAGCCTTCAGTGCCTGCCTCCCCCATTTGAGGGCTTCCAGGATGAGGGCGTTTAGCTCGGTAGTAGCTTCGGTCTGTAGTTTGATTTTGTCGAGGTTCGATATCAATGAGATAGCGCCGTTATAAGCCGTCTGACGTTCAATAGATATGCGTTCCAGGTTCTGCCTGTATCGCCGTCCTGACTCCTCAAATTTCATGGCGTCCATGCTCTTGTATCCGCCGTGATCCGGCGCTGGCTGTTCACCCGGCGATGCCGGAAGCTTGCCCTCACTTACCAGCTTCCACTCTTTGATGTTTATTTTTGTTTTGCCATCCTTCGTGGTTATCTCAGGTTCAAGCTCGATGACTGCTCCCTGACCTAGACTGGTCAGGGCCTTGTCGAAACTGGTATACTCTGCGCCTTCCGTGTCTTTGATGATAACTAGCGTCCAATCCCCTTTTTTCCCTGTGCCAGTTTTAGTTTTTACCTCGTTGATCGTTACTTTTTGCACTTTTATATCCTCCCGTTTAGCGGGTCGTAACCCGTAAGCCTTCTTTTTCTATTACCCTTATGCCCGGTAGCGTACCCCCGCCCTTTACGAGCTTGGTAATCTTGCCGGCATCCAGAATCTTATAATCCTCCGGTACGAGATTCTTATCGACTAATTCCCAAGTTACCACCTTAGCCACACTTGCTGTTCCAAGGTCGGTTGATACCCTCTTAATAGGTGCCGGTGCCTCTACTGGAGTAGTGTTAGCGGTAAACTCACCCGTGCCGGACATTTCCGCCTGTCGGCGGGCTACGTCCTGTGCATCCCTGTTAAGTTGTTCCGCTTCCGCAGCGTGTTTCGCCTGCGCCTGCCTGTAGGCGAGTACCTTATCTCGTGTTACTTTGTCCGCCTCATCCAGAGGTGTCATTATCTTGGTAAAGGCGGCGTTAACATCATCAAGATGTCCCTTGATAGGTTTGACGTACAGGTCTTTAGCCTCTTTCAGCTTCTTCTTTACCGTAGCTATGATGCTCAGGTCCTCAGTGGCCGGTCTGAGGTCAGCGTCTATCTTTATTACTCGTAGCTTGGCAAAGTCTAAAAGATTATTAGCCTCAAGAGCTAGCGTTATCACATGGGGGTCGTCTTCAGGTTTAACTTTTATCGTGGCCACGGCCGTGGTAACCGGCTCTGTAGGAGTATCAGGTATTGATTCGGGAAATAGCTTAAAGGTAACCTTTGCTACTGTGACTTCCGCACCCGCCTCTTGCAGGGAATCAGCAAGACTGCCTGCAACTCTTTCAGGAGATACGAAGATAGACCCTGCGGGAATTGTTTTGACCCTATCCCTGAAGGCCTGTATTTCAGCATCGGGAACGTTGACAGTAGTTACCTTCGCCTTTCCCGTTGTGTCCCGGACTGGAACCTGAACTATGTCGCCAATCTTCAACTGGTCGACTGAAAAGTAAGTGTAATCCCGTCCGCTTAATTCACCTGTAGTCTCGGAAAAGTACCTGACCTTGACGATATGTAATGGCTTGTCAGCTGCTTTCTTCTCGGCTATGCACTGAGGGCAACCGATGAAAAGGTTGAACATACCGTGCTTGCAGTGTCCTATTTGCTCCGGCGGTTGCTGGGCCCCTATGTCAGACTTGGCATCCATATCCGCCTGATATCGTTCCTCTGCATCTTCTTGTGTCCGTAATTCTTCTTCGTTAAACACTGGCATTACCTCCCTCCTCTTTCAGTAGGCTTTTTGCCAACTCATCTACGGCAGCATTCTGACAGACGATACCACCGCCATATTGTGTAATCTGATAGAGTAGCCGTCCCTTTTCATCAATACCTCTGCCGGATATTGTGACACTCCCTTTCTGTGCCAGTAGGAGTAGGGCGTCGAGGGCTTTAGCTCTGCGCTCAGACTTTCTCATTTTGTGCCTCCTCTACCAGCTCTCCAATCGTCTTACCATTCCGGTACTTGATTAACCTGTCGAAATACGGATACACTTGAGACTGTTTACCACTTAACCTTATGACTAGCACTTTCTTACCCCCGTCCTATGACAATCATGATTCTCGTGAAACATCTCCCGGTGAACATCCATGTCTGACCCGCAGTGAGGGCAAAGATTAGGTTTACAGGTACACTCGCTTTCAGGCAGCCCACAGCACTCAGGAACGAGCTGAGGCTTAGGTACAGTAATTCTCTCTGATATCCACTTCCTGATATCTTCCCTGCTGATTTTCCGCTCTGATTCTTCCGGAAAGAAATGGCTCAACGTATCATCAACCAACTGTATTTGCTCTTGCCTGTTCATAATTCCCTCCTTCGCTCTTTGTTCTCTGTTTGAAGTTCTCGCAACTCCCGTTCCTCGGTTCAAACCATGCCATACAGTGCCTTGTGCCTTTCTTGAGGTACAGTCGGTTAGAGTTTTTGCACTGCCAGCAGACTTCCTCTTTGCATTTACGGGTGAGCTTCTTCAAGTTAATTCTCCTCAGTACAGAATCCCGATAACCCGCCAGACTACATTCTCTTTAGGTACGAACTCTTTTTGGTTAGGATTAGCATCTCCTTGAGTAACCCACTTATCGCCCAGGTCTGCGACAATTCTGTGTACCCATGTTTTGGCACCATTCTGGAAGACGACTATATCTCCTACTTCGACCGGATCGTTGGCAACTATGATGCGGGACTCGCCATTCAAAGTCGGCTCCATTGAGCCGGTATCACCGACTCCTAATATCTCTGCGTTGAATACCAGGTTGATATGATTAGTTCCCTGGGGTGAGGGAGGGATATATTCAAGCGTCTCTATATAACCTACCTGGGTTTGGATAATTGCCTCTAACTCCTGATTCTCCCGGCGTAGCTTATCTATCTGCTGATAGTGAAATGGATAGATAGCAGCAGATAGAGTGATAAGCGCTCCCAGGAGACCGACGAGCAAATATTTAACCCAGCTTTTCATTACCCTGACCTTCAATCCCCTTGACTTCGTTAATAACTTCCTGAAGAGTAGTCTCGTGCTGTCGTGCTCCCCTGGACATTGACTCCAATCTGGCTGCCGAACCGTGAAGCCCTCTTTTCTCCAATTCCTCAGCCAATTGCTCATACTCCAAATACTTAGAGTGCTCAGCTACGGCAGCTATTAGAAGCTGGTCAAGTACCTTCATAATCCTTACCCTTCTATCACCACCAAGGATTTAATTATTTTCCAGAGTTCCCCTTCACATCTTGGAAAGGGTTTCTCCCCTTTGGCAGCATTGGGGTGTAAGCAATGGGGTTTTGCCAGTCTCCCCTTTGAGGCTGTATTCCAAGAGCACATTTCACATCTCATAGTTTCCATTAAATTATCTCCTTCCTTTTCCTTACTGTGATCGGTAACCAGATACCGGTAGATTTCTCGTTCAAGGAACTTCTCCCTGGGAGTAGGATTCAGGTTAGGCTCCCAGTGGACAGTAACCGTATATTCCTCACGCTTTGCCATTAATAAGCTCCTGATTCCTCATTTCCTGAATGATTGTCTGGAAGACATTAGTAGTAATCACCCGCCAATCATCGCCGAATATCTCTTGCAGGACTGTAGGGGCTAACTCAGGGTAGGCACGAACTGCCTTGCTCAGGAACTCTCTTGACATGGTGTTATCCCTACCCTTTTTCTTACGATTCCAGCTAATAGGATGTATTCCTAGCTGTTTAGCTAACTGAATATCGGTAAGCCCTTCTCGTTTCTGTATCGCAATTAACATATTCGCTATTGACACGTTTCCCCCCTTATGCTAATGTCTGGTCGGGGGTACGGCGTGCTGGGACAGTAAAGTTAATTCAAGCTCTAGCTTTACTGCCTGGACGGATTCGCTTGGACGGATTCCTTCCACAGCCAGTACACCAGCCGTACCCCCTAACCTTTAGTAATGTGTGTTTACCTTGACTATGTGCTAAGATTAGCATTGATGATAACGCAAGTCAACTTTATCTACAGTCATTGGCAGGGGATTGTAGTGATATACACCGTTTAATTACGAGTGATAACATACAGTAGTCTCTTAAAATGGAATCAATGCTATCACATTAGCATTGATTAAGATAAGTTAAGTTGACAAACTGAACAAGTATGCTAAAATTAACTCCACTATGAAATCAATAGTTAATTGGGGATTTATTATTAAACAGTTGCGAGAAGCTAAGGGTTATACCCAAGTTGAATTAGCAAAACGTTCTGGGTTGAATCGGAGTATTATTTCACGTATTGAACTTGGCCACTTAAAAACCACTAATCAGTATACTTTTTCCGGATTAGCTAAAGGTTTGGGTATGACATTGGATGAACTAAATGAGGCAATCACTGGTGAGCGTCTCATACATCAGCAAGAGCCTGTCCGTGATGCCTATGCTCGATTGGGTAATATTATTCCTATAGATATTCCTATATATCCTGAATTTACCCTCCACTTTGGAGAAGGGGTAGACCCTTTGGAATATATACCTTACGCACGTGCTAAGGCCGTCAAAAAAGATATAAGAGGTTTTATTGGGCATGGTGATTGCTTGAGCCCAAAAATAGAAGATGGTGATATTGTCATACTGGATAAGGAAGCTCCTATTGAACATGATGATTATGCAGCTTGCCTCTTAGTAGACCAGGTTCATGTCGGACAGTTAAAGAGTATCGGCGGTGAACTTTTTTTAATTAATAAACATGGCAGAATACCTATAAAAGATTGCCATCCTATTTTTAGAATAATAGAAGTTATTAAGAGACTTTAGCAGCTCCGGTGATTCAGATAATTAGGAGGGTGAAGTGAAAAGGCTAATTATAGCGTTAATATCTGTAGCCATAGTTACCTTACTTCTTGCAGGAATTGTTTATGCCTATGAAACTCTATGGTCGGGTGAAGCTAATATCACTATTGAAGCCCCCGCTACTACTGGCTCTGGTAATTTGATGATTAAAGGTGCCTCTGCAAGTGCTGGAGGGTCGTGGAACGCAAACACTAAGACATGGACTGTTTCCATACAAAGAGGGGCCAGTACACATCTAAAAGTCAATTTAGAAAATACAGGTACAGATGTTATCACATATTTACCATATATAAATGGGGAGGAATTAGAGACATATATCGCTGATGGAGTCCGTATTCAAACAACCGGTGACTTATCTTCATTAGCTGCTGGGGAGACTGGCTATATAACTTTTACGATAGATGCCCTTGCCGAAGCTGAACCTGGCACAATAAGTAATGTGACTCTTGAAATAAGATAAGCAATTATATGAACGCAGCTATATATTGCAGAGTCAGTACCGAGGATCAAGAGAGAGAAGGAACTTCGCTTGACTCTCAGCGGGATGCTTGCCTTCAGAAAGCTCAAGAGCTCGGATACCATATCTCCCATGTCTTCATGGAAGCATACTCAGGACTTTCTCTTGACCGCCCTAAGCTGTCGGAACTGCGTGACCTGATCCGCAATAAAGAGATTGATATTGTTATCGCCTATGCTCTTGATAGATTCTCCCGTGATCCTGTGCATTTTATTTTACTTCAGGATGAGATGGAAAAGCATGGCGTTAATCTGCTATTTGTTACTGAAACTGTAGATAGCTCCGACCTGGGTAAACTTATCTCGCATATCAGGGGCTACGCAGCTAAATTGGAAACTGTTAAGATTAAGGAACGTACTAGTAGGGGCTTGAGGGAACGGGTAAAGTCAGGGCGGTTACCGGCCGGCCAGCAATGCCACCTTTACGGTTATACCTATATTCCAGGGAAGGGAGTCGGCGAAGGAATTCGTATCATCAATGAAGACACGGCAAAGTGGGTCAGAGAAGTATATAGGTGGTTTACCGAGGAAGGCTTGGGAATTGAGCGGATAGCCTTTAGATTGCGTGACCTGGGAATCCCTACCGCTACCGGTAAAGGTATGTGGATGCCTACCGCCATCTGGAGTATGTTAAAAAATGAGGCATACACCGGTAAGACGTGGGTAAATCAATTCAAGCCCCGCTCCGAATGGATTGAGATACCGGATGCTACCCCTGCGATTATTTCTCAAGAAATATACGACGTCGCACAGGTACAGCTACAACGCAACCGTGAGAAATCATCCCGTAATAACCGGCATGACTACCTTCTTAGCGGGCATATGTTCTGTAAACGCTGTGGCCGTCCCTACTGGGGCTTCTGGAAAAACATCGTCTGGAATAATATTAAACATGCAAAGAGATACTACCATTGCGCGGGCAAGTTCAAACGAGAGTTCCCTAATACTTGTGATAACAAAAACTTTAATGCTGATAAAGTAGAGGCTATAATCTGGGAAGAGATTGAAAACGTATTAGCCAAGCCTGAAATTATACTTGAGTCGCTGGGACAACAAACAGGGAATGAGGACAAGCTCATCCAGGAACTAAAAGAAATCAAGAGTCGCCTCACTGAATTGGACAAAGAACAGCTCCAGCTCCTACAATGGGCGTTAAAGGGATTCCCTGAGAATACGGTTATTGCTGATAACAACCGTATAAACACTACGAGGGGACGGCTGAAAGTTAGGGAGACAGAGCTTACTAATCTTATCGAGCAGAATAAGCAAGCCAGAGAAGATATTACCGGAGTGAAGAATACTTTGGAACTGATAAAAAGCAATACTAAAAACCCCACCTTTGAGGTCAAGAGGCAAGCGTTGGAATGGTTACGTATCAAGGTATGGGTTGATGGCACCCAGTTATCAATAAGCGGAGTCGTAAACCCTGGGCTTGTTGGTTCTAACTCATCAGCATGGCAGAAAACCAACAAGCCCATAGCATTCTCTCTTGTAAATCAGAGCAACAAAAAAGTAGGGGCTAGGTGATATAATTCCTCCTAGCCCCTTTTATTCGCCCTACGTTAATTAAGCGAAGCTTCAGTTTATTGTATTGGTGGTGACTTATCTTCCGGTGCTCGACGATAATAGAACTGAAATATATCTTTGAGAATGGCTAACAGAATACCAGTAGCCGTACCGAGTCCAAGCGCCTCTACTACCGACATGTCCAGGAACTTGACGGCGAGGCACACCAGTACCAACCACACAATAACAAATGGTAGGTAGAGGATGGCGAGCAGGTCATTGAAATTCTTTAACAGTTTAAGCATATTAACCTCCGGCCTTACTTTTAAGTACCGCAATATCTGCTTTTATATCGGTATGATACCGACAGGTTGGGGCAGTCTCGATATGCTGTTCAAATGAATTCTTGAGTTCGTTCAATGTAGTCTGCATAACAGAAACTTTATTTGAGAACCCGAAGATGAATCCGACAGCCGTTAAAAAACAACCACCGAAGAATGACGCTACACCGATTAGTATCTCCAATTTATCCCCCTTAAAAGTGGACTATCTATTAATACAGCCTGGTTACAACGACCTCAGCGCCGGTGACAATAATTTGCTCGGTTGTAGAAACATTAGAAGTAGTACCATTACACTCGATGCAATACTGTTTATCCGTGGCCACTGTCTCATCGTCATTATTAGCCTCGGAGTCAAAATTACCGTCAGCTGTGACTTGAGTTATCCCGCCATTGGTAATATCCGTAGTGGTTAGCGGGTCGGCCTTGTTTACTCTTACCAGCTTGGCATCAAAGGTGACCGTATCACCTCCAGCCTCTACTACGTCTCCGACAACCTTGATGCTGGTAATTATGTCTCCAATCTTTAAGAAGGGCAATCTTATCCAGAATTTCTTCGCTGATTTATTAGCAGACAACTTTACACCTTCGAGTTGTGGCGTCCAGTCTGTACCAGGTGCCGGACAGTCGAAGTGATTGCACATGAATGTGGTTGATGCTCTTGCCCCAGTAGCATCAACATCACCTGAGCTTACACTTTCTAGTTTAAGATTTATTTTAGATGCTGGCAGGATCTCACCATCTGACATAGCTGTCCCAGTTCCCATTCTTTACCTCCGTCTAAGATAATTCTGCGATTCCTAAAATTCCGTAGCCCAAAATCATAAGAGAAGTTCCTGTTATACATTGTCCCAAGGCATTAGTTCCCAGGACGCATACCGGTATTTTATAGAACAGTTCAGTAGTGATAGCATCATCCACATCATTAAGAGTGGCTGTTGGTGATACCACCTTACCTATCTTCACCCTTATCATTTATTCCATCTCCACGAATAGCCGAGGGTTCGCAGTCGTATCGTAACCATCGATATGCACATACTCTACATTGCCAACACCCGGGTCAGTAGCTGAAATATCCTTTGAACTACGTATAGCGAATTTAGTCACCCCGCCCTTGTTGATCGCCGCAATGCCGGTTGCGTTTAGTTTGATAACAATCCAGGTATTGTTAATACTTGGAGTATTAATAGTCATTGAACCATAGCTCGTTGTTTGTGCTAACAGATTTCCATAATCAGCCAAGGCGAGAGAGCCACCCACTAGTGAATCAGGGCTGACAATGGTTAAATCAAACTCATTGTCAATCGTAGAGTAGCCGTTGATGTGCAATCCGACATAGGCATTCTTGATACTAACTCCGGCACCAAGGTCTGTGGTATCTATCTCAATATAGCCACGGGCAATGTAGTAATCAAAATTATCACCGATATTTCCCTGACCTACAGCTATAACACCTGAGAGGTCGGAGTCATTATAAGCCGCCGTTCCATCTGCTGCACTCTGGCAATCGCTGTAGCTATCATCAACATGAATCCTATGGATATAACCTGTATGTGGATTTGATGAGAATATCTTAAACTGACTTGTTTTCCAGAGTTGCCATCGTGTCTCCCAGAGGTCTTTCGGATCGTCAATCATGCTCCAGAAATGCTCTATTCCCTCAATATGATATTCCTGACCGGTGGCTTCATCAGGGTAGCCAAGATGCGCCGGATTCCGTGTGCTGTTAAGTATTAAAGAGATTCTGGTAGAAAGACCATATCCGTATACTTTGGGATAAAGGTCAACTGCGTTTACCTTCGGTTTGATAATCAGCGAGTCACAGCGAAGGAAAGACTCTTTATATCTCAACGTGGTTGTCAAGGCTTGATTAAAGGCATCGCCGGATAGATAAATAAGCGAATTGTCCTTAGATAATATCCGCTCTCCCTGGTCTTCAGCAGCATCTTCATCCACGATGAATACTTCACTTATACTTCCCCCGGTGATGGATGCTCCATTATAAATAAAAGTATCATCATCAACTAACTCAGGCTCAATATATTTCGAGTCGGTATCATCATCCCTAAATGTAGCTTGTGATATATCGAAGGGTGAAGTTTGCCTTGCCAGGCTGTCATGGAAAGTAATCTTACCATCACCGGCTTGAAATATTATGCCTCCCTCAGCCTCAGCCATCTGTTGCATATGCTCTAAAGCATCTGTCCCTCCGGCCGGAGGTGTAAGCTCTACTACCTGAACTTGGCCGGTACCATAGGTAAAATTACGGAGGGTGGAAGGGACGCCTATATCATCCAGCACACAATTTATTCTGGCACCGCTTAATTGCACTACAAACTTATTAACATAAGCATTAGCCGATACTTGGTAAGTGTGTCCGAGATTAGTTGTCATCGTAATGGTATCGCCACTAATAGAGCTTATAACATTGTATTCGCTGTTATTATCATCACCTATCTTGACTATTTGTCCTGTGTAGAAGGTAGCGGCGGCAGTTATCCCTACGGTAATATCTTTCTGCCCCGAAGTTGCATCGGTCAGAATACTTCTAAGACGGAGTTTATACTTTGCAAACGTCTTAAAGAAGTCAACAGTAGACAATTCCATGTAAGAATTAAATCCGCCGCCATCACTCCATTTAGGATTAAAGCTCTCAGTTACGCCATACCACAGCGGATACTCGATACCGGCGTAGATAGTCCTGAGACGGCACAGGGTAAGCGGCTTGACCACTTCTTTAGGTGGTGTGGCGGCAAGATAGAATGTACCATTCGTATTGTTTCGCCACCAATCGCCCGATTCATTATTTAACAAAAACTCGGCGGTCCCGGCCTCTATTCTGTCCAGTTCGTGCATCCGGCCCCGCTTGGTATGCAGTTTCTCCAGGTAAGCTGTGCAATCTGTCCATGTTGCCGAGTCCGGGTCAGACAAGATAGATTGATCGAAGGCTAACTCAAAATATAGACCATCATATCCAGGGAGCGTCTCTATTACAACTGTACGAGCGTATGTGCCCTCTGCCACTAAATACACCGACCCGCTAACGTGAATAGCCCCAGCGTGAATGTAAGGCGTGTTATCTATAACCCAGCCATCCACTACGGTAGGATTAGCAACGCCAGCGGCAGTTATTTGCCTGGCCTCTATTGAAGTAGTATACGGGGATGTGCCAGTGTATGTATGACAGCATAAATAGACATCGCTATAAGGTATTGGTATAACAGAGTCATATCGCATGACGGACACGTTTGTATTATTCTGAGCATAAACTAGCGCTAAAGTACCAGACGCATCCATACTTATCGAGTATATACATCCGTAGTAGGCTTGGAAATATATCGCCCATAGGCCAGAGCCTACTAGCACTACATCTGGATATGTCTCAATACCATAGCCACTTCCGTGGGTATAAAATTGTAAAGTAGACGCGACCGCACCGGCTATGTTACCAGCGTTGTCTATTTCTATAGAAAAGGCGTTGCCGTGAAAGTACGTATCCCGATAGCCAACGACCAATAACTTGTAGTTTCCAACGCCGTCAAGAAATCTGGTATAACTGTGCTGGTGCCCCGAGGCTACCAGCACAGAATCAATAGTGGCGCTCATAGCGCCAGTGGTGTCATTAATGGTGAAAGTCAACACAGTCGAACCGTAAGTGGTATAGTAACTCTCACAGTAAGATAACGCCCATACACTACCTGATATGTGAAGTAGACGAGGACAGTTGAAATATCTCGAACCATAGGTGTGGGTATCCAAAGCGGATTTACTGATAGTCCCGTCTGCTGCAATGGAGAAAGTTATCAATTTTATGGACGGAGCCGACATCCCTCCCATGTCCCACGCGCAAGCAAAGATGCCGCCCGCAACATTCACCAAGTGAGGCTCATTGAAGTTGTCGTCGCTTGTGCCGATAGTCACCTGCCACGAGTCTATCAATGCGGCCCCAAGGTTACCCGACGAGTCGCAGGAGAATGTCGCTATGTACCCTGCGCCACCATTGTACAAAAGCACTACATATACGTCGCCGGTATAGTGAATAAGGTTATTGTGGCCAGAATAGCCTATTCCCAAAGAGAGGGTATCAATCCACGACTTGGTTATTGTTCCTGTTGCCATCTCTTACCTGATCCCGCTTGTCCCGTTTCTTTGTTGATTTAAGATAATTTGACGCTTTGACGCTGAGCCTATCTGCCTGCCATCAAGCACAACTTTATTCTCTATAGTTACTTGTTGGTTGCTGGAACCGGTAGCCTTATTCATCCCATAATAAGCGGCACCGGCTGCCGCTACAGCGCCTCCCAGTACCAACCAACCTTTGGGACCGGATAAGGCGTTCTGTATTAACAATTGTAAGTTTATTGCGCGGAGAGCACTTACTATCCTTGCTGCCGCCGACACAAACTGAGCAGCCGAGCCGGCAGCCATTGCAATGCCGCCTGCTATTGCCAGCATGCTTCCGACGTTTTTCACAGTTTCATTATTGGACTTCTCCATAGCGACAGATAGGCCCATGAACATCGAGCCCATATACATGACGCCCATTGATAATTCACGAATCGCAGCCTTTGACTGAACCAGGCTATTAGTCACGCGAGGCATTTGCGATGATACGTCTTCCTGCATCGAAACAATAACCGCCAATTCTGCAGTATCCACAAAGACCCTCCTTAGTCGCTGGCCAGTTTTGCCGACTTAATTGATTTATACATGATAATTTTTTCGACCAATTCCTCCGGCAAATCGTCCAGTTCGCTCAATGTAGGCGAACAGCCGGACTCGACAATAATTTGAGCTTCTCGAATTTCTATGGGGAGTGCTGTACCACGGACCATGGCTATGAAGGCTTCTGTTGCGATTCTCCGGCCGGCGCTTGTCCTAAAGGGTCTGGGCTGTATAGCCGGTTCATCTCCTTCTCGATTATCTGGAGCTTGTCAAATCCGACCTCATCCAGGACCGATAGTATTTTGTCGTAATCGAAAGGGGGGTTAAACGTCAGACGTACGAGCCGCTTGAATAATAACTTGCCGAGCAGCCTATACTGTTTGATGACACTAATCCTTAGAGCCTCGGCCTGATTCGTGAAGAATATTCTGACCAGCTCCTTCTCGTGCCCCTGCAGTATTTGAGGCGTAAGCTCACCAGAATCAGGGACATATTGCAGACAATATGACTGAACGGCTCGCTGGGTCTTCACAAGCAGGTGTTTATTTAACTCGACGTAGTCGCCGTCGCCCAGGTCTATTTTAACTGTCGGTAGTCTGCTCATTACGTGGCCACCCCGAAGGTAACTGCATTATCAACCAGGAACTTTGCCTTAGTTCTGACAGCGTCCTCGACTTTACCGGAAAATGGGAAATCCGAGCACATACAGTTGCCAGAAAGCTTTGTATTGCCGGCAGTTTTACCGGCAGGATAGTATGCGAAAGCTCGTGTAGCTTTTGCTGCGTACATGGCACCTACCACTGTTTGCACACCTGTAGTAGTTACCTGGTTCCAAACCAGGTCGATCGTGAAGTCAGAATCATCCAGAGACAAGCTCGGTCTGGTCCCGAGGGAACCATAAGTAGTTACGTCATTTACTTTGAATTTATTGCCGAAGTCGATATTTGCGATATACGGCGAAATATCCCTCAGTTGCGAGCCATCGTTCAATTCGAATATCGATAATTTAGCGTCAAACTTTAGACTGGTTACATCAGCTGCCATACTAAACCTCCCGTCTGTTTAATAACTTTCACCCTTCTTAACTATTATCGGAATCTGAATAGCCTGTAGAAAAGAGGGACTTCTTATAGTATCTGTAAGCTGGATTTTACCGCTAAGATAGTGGCTATAGCCGTAGCTAGCCTCGCCGGTGTTAAGTAATTCGACCAGCGCTCTGGCATATCGACACAGTTTCTTAAAGCGAATAGCGGCGTCCTGGTCGCCCACATAGACCCAGAGGATTATGTTGTCAGCTACCTCCAGGTTATATTTAGTTTGTTTCTCTGGTGCCCAATTATCGCCCTGATAACAGAGGCTAGGATACTCCGGTATCTCATCCGGCACATTGCCCAAATAATAGGCTTTGAAAACTGTAAGTAGTGTATCACCGTATTCAGTATTGAGTGCGGCAACCTTCGCTGCGATGTTGGCCTTTATATAAGTATCGATAGCGGTCACCGCACCCTCGAGTAAAACTAAAGCCATTAGATACCTCCTACCGCTTGCTGGCCTCTCTTAATATCAGGCATAAGCCCGGCGAACTCTTTCCGAGACTGGCGTAACAACCATAGATGGAAGATTTTAGTCCACCTGGTTTTATCCGCTTCGGTCAACTGGATAAGTGGACGGGCTAGCATCCTAGATGTCCCTGTTTGATGATGAAAAGCATAAGGTATACGAGTACCTAACCGCATTGAAAGCGGACTGACTTCTTTGATAGTCCAAGGATTCTCTCCTGCAAGCGATTCTTTCATTAATCCGCTAAGTACCAGAAGCTTAGCACCCGGATACCATTTTGCCTTCCATGAGGCATAGCTTGATGATAATGGCTTCCATCCTCCGGAGCCGGTAGCGCCTTCGCTATCAAATTGCTGGGCTTCAAGCTCCTTGAAGTCTTTGGCTATTTCCTCGAAGGCTTCGGAGGCATCCTGGACATCTTCAGCAAATCTTGAAAACGAGCGCCTGACCTGTTCCTCTCCGGCGACATTAACTATCAGTTCAAATGGCATACCTAGAACTCCTTATCCTTTGCAGATATGCGGAAGATGGGTTCAGGATACTCCTCTTTGTCGGCAACGTCTGTGTAGTAGCCTCCGACTGAAGCGGCAGAGCTTGAAAGGGCTAAATCCGGTGGTATTTCTCCCTTTCTCAGAGACCCCAGCCAGTCCTGATAGGTCTGCCAGAGCACCTTCCAATGAGGAGTACTCCCTTTCTCTGATGTCTCGGGAAACATCCCCATCTCTGCGAGGGCTGCCGCCCCATAAGCGTTTACAGCTTTAAGCGCATTAACGAAATTAGCCGGGCTGGTTACCGGCACAGTGTAGCCCTGCGCTTCCAACACAGCATCTATCTCAACGGCTATCTGGTTAATTAAAATCGTCACCTGGGTACTCGTAGGCATGCTGCTAGCATCATAGGTACGCTTTGGATTAAGCGCCTGCACATCACTTAAAGAGCAATAACTAGACATCCCCTACCTCACTTTACCGTAATAGCCTTAAGCGCTTCGACATCCACGCCGATGACTTCTTTCGCCTTAGTGACTTCCATTCCGTCAATAGGCTCGCTCTCCACTTCCAGTCCCAGGGCATACGAGTTTGCCTTTTTACCGCCTGATTCCGTAATTGATACTCTGGTAGCTGACACTGCAATATTGCCGTGTAGTTCCTCTGGTATGTTTTGATATAATTCGTTTAGGTTCATTTAATCGCTCCTTAAAAGTAATAGTAAAGTACCTGGATAGCTCAAATCAGTAGCAGTAACATTGATAATCCAGTCCATTCCTATTACGACCACTAATACACTGTACTCACGCTCGAAGTTAGTTCCAGTTCCATTGGTTTCAAAATATGCTACTGTCGGCCAGTTTTGGTTATACGAACAGACGAATAATGAGTGTGCACCAGCACTCCCTAATCTCAACCAATTAGAAACAGGCGTTATCAGACCGGTGTAAGTGAATCTCATCACAACGACTCTTGATGTACTTGTTGTGCCGACAGCCTCCCACAGTTCAACAACTGAAATAACCGGAGAGTGGTTGCCAGGTGACCAGAAAAAGAAGTAGAAAGTATGAGATAAACCATCCTTAAGCAAATTGAAGATTACTTCTTTCGTGCCGACAAGGCAATCTTGTACTGAAAGTTGATTCCCAGTGCTGGAATAGGTCAAGTCATAAAGCAAGTGATTTGCGTCCTGACTATCCACGTAGACACGGCATCGTAAATCGTGCGTGCCATCGTCCGAGTCTATTGTTACTGACAACCTGGAGGCTATCCTTAAGATTGCCAGCCTCGCATCGGTAGGGACTGTTAGAGTCAAGGCAGCCGAATAGTCAGCATTACCAACACCCGAAGCCTCGGTTGTTCTGGTGATAGTCTTGGTTGCAGCTTCCAGGTCGGTAGTGTCTTTGAGTCCAGGGGAATAGCTGATAGTTTCGTATGTAGGAGTTTTAGCAACTCTGGGGGCAATCAGCATCACCTTGTCTCCCACAGCCAATTGAGCCGTGAATACCGGATGGGTCACAAACCCGGTAGCGCTCACAAATGCCGATACTGTCTTATGCTCATTTTGAGGAGCTGCGCCAGCGCCCCCGGCATCCCATACCGGTGAGACTTCCCACCCGACAAAATAAGAGTCTCCCTTTCCGATTAGCGCTGTCGCCTTAAACTGAGTCGTGCTGGTAGCCTCGGTGACCGTGGCTATATACGCTATGCCTTGATGAACGCTGACAACTTTAAGTTGACCGTCATCATCGACCGCCAGTCTTTTCGGGCCACCGCTCTCGGCTTCCCCGGCTACTTGCACTGCAAATCTATCGCCTTCAGTTACAGCCATTTAATCTACCTCCACGATGATTACTGCGCCATCCTCGTCAGTTTTAATTACTTTAGACCCACCGCTCTCCGATTCTCCGGCAATCTGGTCGGTAGGTCTGTCTGCTTCAGTTAATGTCATATTTATTTACCTCCCTTGGTATAGACTTCTCTAACGTCAGTCTTTACATTCTTACCTTGCCTGATAAGGATGGTAGCCAATTCATCCTTGCCCTGAGCCTTGATGCTGTTCAGGTCATCATCAGGTATGGTTAATCGCCCTTTGATAGTGATTTCTATTTCCAACTTCTTACCTCCTATCGATAATGGTTAAGTCTGGTAACAACACCAGACCTGGATTAACTTTTAGTGCCTTTGACATTACCTGACGGATAACATTTACCGCCGCTTTGCACTTCACGCGGATATGTATTTGCTCTACATGTCTGCCATTTATGGTTACAGATGCTACTCCCGTCTGCACCGGAAATGTCCGGCAAATCGAAGGACGGGCATCATATACCGAGCAGGCATTGTTGACGAGAAACTGACAACTATCACCCCGGTACCTCATGTTCAGGCAATTTTCCCCAGGTTCACAGCCAGCAATCAGAGATTCCCTGTCTACTCCCGCGGCAACCAACCTTTCGATATCCTCTGGTCTAACCGCTGTCAGTCTATAGCGGCAGCACTCGCCGCATACTCCAGGCGGGCAATGTAGCATGGCTGAGACCTCAGCTAATGATTTGTCCGTAGCAATTAATGGCAATGGTAGTAGGGTCTCTTTATAAACTGTAAGAATGTCCTGCCAGTATTCTTCTGTCTCCTGAAAGTTGGCCACGCCGTAGTATTTCGAGAATATCTTGTGGTCAGCACTGGTAAAACTTGCCAAGTCCCACCCCCTTTACTTCTGCCCTTAATAGAAAGGGGGAGCCGAAACTCCCCCTCTGTGGTTAATGGTAGAAATCAGGTCTAAGCTGTCATCGTTTAGGTGTTATCATCCAGTTTGACAGCTGTTCGAGGATCACCGAAGCCAGTTACAAACCGTGCATCCAACCCATAGTAAAAAGTCTTGGCCATGAATGCTTGCTCGTCGGTGATTTTATCCAGCGATGCGAACTGCGGATCCTGTCTGCTCTGGAATATGACCGGTTTGAGTTCCTCTGTGGTACAGAGGCAATACCAGTCATACTTATTGAGGTCTATCCAGGGGGTGATTATAACCTGTTTGATTATCTCAGCCTCCGTCCTGACCACACCGCTTACCCCAGGCTTTAATGCCTGAGCGATGAGCGGACCCATATAGGGCGAGCAGACAATTGTATCGGGCATCAGGTTGAGCGGCTCACCCCAGTCATCCTGGAAGTTCGCCATGGCTACTACAGCCGCAGTGATACCAGCCCGTATTTCCGTCTCAGATGCCGAGTAATCCCCGGCTATCAGGTTATCAATATTGGCACTGCCGCCGATTACACGGGTATCAGCAAAAAACGCGGTCCCGTCGTAGGCGGTTAAGACAGTGCCGCCATCGAGCTGGCTGAAAACCTCGCGTATAACGGCACGGTAGTATGCGCCGGCTAGTGATCGGATGCGGGCGGGAATCATGCCCAGTTTGTCGTCCAGAATAGCGTTACGAGCGACCTCTAGTGTGGACTCCCAGTCCTTATTAGTCAGCTCATAAGTATACGGGAACAGACCGCGCAGGTTGCGCTTATCTTTCCACTCACTCATGGGTGGGGTGATACCGAACCAGTTATAGGAATTCTTCTCGGTATCGGAGGGTATCTTGCTAGCGATTTTCAGGACATCGGTAAGGTCCTTTGCTTTGTCGCCGAGCGCTTGCATAAGGATGGCCTGGAAATTCGTTCTCAAGCCAGCCAGTAAATCAGAACTTACAACTCCCATCTTATTTTTACCTCGCTTTTATTTCATTACCGGGGGTTATTCCGCGGCCCAGATGCCTTCTTTGTTGGTGATTATCCATCCATCGACACCATCGCCCACGATAGTCACATAGTCATATTTCTTGGCAGTGGCCTTCGTGTTCAGACAATCCTTGTTATCGACCGCAGCCATGCCTCCGCCCATGATCTTGTCAGCAGCGGCGGGGCTAACTGATAACAGGACTGCAGCGTCAGCACCGGTATTGACGAAGGTATAAGTTAAGCCCTTCGCCGTAGAAGGAAGGGTGAACACCTTCGCATCGGTAGCAATGGCAAATGTATATCCGGACTCCGTGTCGAGAACAGTGTAGTTGTCTGTCTTGGTAACAGGATCGAGAAGATTCGGTAAGGTAGTGCCACATTTCGGCTGTTTGGGAATATCGACTGCAGCGTCAATCTTTATCCAGCCGGAAGTAGAGGAGACATATTCGACCAGAATACCGACTGGGATACAGACGGTAGTCGGTACGTCATCAAAGGTGTTGTCATCAACCAAGTACATCATCTGTCCAACCATTGCCTGGGTAATCGAAGTGGCGGGGAAAAGGAAGACGCCTTCAGTGTAGACATTGGCATATTTGGTTGCTCCGGCGCTGTTATCGACCTTCTCCGCGGCGACACCCGCGAACTTATAACCGATGGCACTGGCTGCAGCCGGCATTGCCATCAAGTAACCAGCTGCGTTAATACCGACCATCCCACCCTTATAGATGATGTCGGTTCCCAGGGGGTAATTCTTGAGTCCGCCCTCTTTTCGGGCGGTTTCTCTATCGGCGGCCAGAATCGCCCCCACCTGATTTACATGCAATACCCGCATACTGGACAAGAGATACTGATAGATAGTTACCAATATGAGATGAATCAATTTTCTCATAGTTATTTTGCCTCCATTTCAGAATTTTCGACTTTTATTAGGACTATTTTTCAGATTGCTTGACTTTAATCAAAGCTTCTTTGGACACACCGAGTTCCTTTGCCATCTTGAGTTCAGCTTCGGTGAGCTGGACTTCCTCCGGCTGGTTGCCTTCTGTGCCGTGCTCTTTTAAGTCAATGACCCTCGGAGCTGCGACGACAAAGGCATCAAAGCCTTCGGGGTCGCTGAGCGCGTATTTTTCCGCCCACGTTTTCTGTGCGGGGGTGATTTTACCAGCGTTGATAGCATTCGCTACCCGCTTGTCCCGCTCTCCCTCGGCTATCTTTGCCTTAAGAGTAGTTACCTCTGCCAGTGTCGATTGATGCTCGCTCAAGGACACTGCACCATTGGATTTCTCAATGAGAGCCTTAACCGTCGCTAGGACGTCGGCTTTCTCGTCGAGCTTAAGTAATTCTCTGAGTTGTTTTTCCATACCTACCTCCGTTTCTATATTTTTACTGGTCTCGGAGGCTGCCGCTGGGGTAACCTCCGGTTTAACTGCAATAAGTTCGGTAAATATAATGACCGGCTCCGGTTCGTTTTGCTCTGAATAAAGAGCCTGGATATCTGCGATAGTTTTAACTGCCGGTACATCCGCTCCCAGTAAGGAGACAGCTCTCAGCACCCAGGGGTATTTCTTGCCACCGATTTCATAGTCCTGGTAGAACTCTGCGGAGACTTTTTTATAAGCGCCCGCCTTGATAAGCCCACCAAGCTTCTTGGGGACTGACTTAAACGAGGCAACTAGTATGTCTCCCTTGGCTTTCAGTGAACTAATCCACCCTGCAGCCGGGTACCCGTCCGCCTGTAGGAGTTTTTGATTCTCGTCATGCCCTAGTTTAACGGGCGGTTCGTAATTTAGCTTTGGGTTGGTAGTGAGTTCGTTGAAAGAGGAGACGAAAGCCGGTATAGCGTCTTTGGTAATGTTAACCTCTTTGCTACCCTTCCACTTACCAACTGCCAGGATTTCTACGTCGTCAATGTCGACAGTTTCCAGGGTGCTCTCTTCCAGCTTCACCCAGTTGCCATCTTTGTCCTGTTTATAGGAGTGCTTAACCGCTGCCCACGCGGTAGCGGCAGCCTTGGCTTCGTCTTTCTCATACTGTTCATAGGCGCTGTTATAAGCGGCTATCCATATTTCTTGAGCATGCTTCGGTAAGTCTTTAATAACGTCTGGCGGGTTATTGATTGCATAAGGCATGTAATTACCTCCTAACAAAAAGCCCCTCGCTCTGAGGGGCTATATTTCCTGAGAAATAATATTAGCGCACGTTTCGTCTTTCTGCCTTGTGTATGTAGACTAGTAGACAGCGACACCGGGTCTTACCTTCGCAGTCCGGATTACCGGAGGCATACTTTTCGGTACGCGGGTCATCATAATCCCATTCCTCCCCATCAAGTGGCTCGCAAATAGAACACGTATTCTCATCCAGTATTGACGAATACTGTGCCCGGTCGATATCATCCCGATATTTTTCAGCCTCGGCGCTTCGCCCCCAGTTGAAGGATTCGCTGATACTGTATTGCGCCGTAGCCACCAGCTCTTTCCCCGATAAGTCAGTCATGACTTTGGTGAGCAACACTTTGTCTACAATGCCTTCCTTCACCTGGCGAAGAGCTTCAAAGGTGACTGCCGACTTGAGCTTAGTGGCCAGTAAATTAGCATTGGCCTTTGCCCTCGTCTTCAGGAACTCTTTAATGAGTGCCACCTCAGAAGGGCCAAGAGGTTCTGTCCATGGCTCTGCCAGCTTATTCCCCTTCTGTGTTGCCAACTCTTTCTTTACCTGCTGCCGGCCGTATTGATAGAGTTCCATAAGGACTGACTCTATTTCCTGTGATACTTCTGCCCTGAAAGGCACATCGATATCCTCAAGCCGCCCCATGTCCTTCTTCTCGATAATCTTAGCAACCACATCCACCAGTTTATCTATCTGCCTCTTCTGAACGGAGGAGACGGCATTAATCAGCTTTTCCTCGGCGCTATCAAGCTGTTTGGTTATTTCGGCAAAGTCTACATATTGCTCTGCCAGGGTAAGCTCCCTTCTGGCTTTTACCTCGGCACTTTTAAAAATTCGGCGCTCACTTTGTTGTGTCGGTTCTGGCTTTGGAGGAAGTTTGAGCATATCCCTGACAGCGCCTTCAACCTCATCACCGACTGTAATAGCCCCGGCGGTGATTAAATTAGTGATAGCCGTGGCGTAATTCGCAACCTCCCGTGTTTCGAGGTTGCCTACTTTCAGCTTCGGGTATTTCTGCACATTTGCGTAGTTATAATCCACCCATGGCTTAATCGCATAAGTGTTGAATGTATCGCAGATATTAGTTGCTATTGCATTGAGAGACATCAGAAAGAAGCTGGATTTGTCCTTTGACAATGCCCAGCTCCCCCGGTCGCCACCGCCCAGGTCGATGAAATCAGCCAGTACCGATTCGGCGATTTTGCGGTCATGGTGACTGATTGAGGGCATGATATCCCGGATGGTGCCAGACAGACCCTTGACATCAAATTCATAGTCATTGGCCAGGCGAAGATAGGCCTGTTCGTTGGCATAGAGGCGCTGACCAAGAGAATCTATATTATCCTTACTGTCCTTACTAGCATCCGAGGGATGCTTGAAAACCGGTATCCCCAAGGCATGCCGCTCGGCAGCTATCCCATCGATACGATAGAGATTGTCTTTGTAGTACCAGTGTTTGTAGGCGGTTCTGAGAATAGATACGCCTTCGAAATTCGAACCTTCTTTATCGTTAGTGAAGACAAGGAGTTTATCTGAAGGTATGGTGATATTCTCATACTTTTCATTCTTCCATACCCACTGCTCAATACCAGCCAGTCCGCCGTTTGTATCGAGCTTCCACTTATAGAGCGTTTTTGGTAATCTTGGCGCTAATTTGCGATACCGTACCTGACCGTCAACGATTTCCCAGACCTTCTCAAAGACCATAAAGCCGAATGGAAGCATTAGAAGAGCGTGATGCAGGAAAGAGTCCCAGGTAATTGTCATATGTTCAAAGAGATTATCTTTCAGGGCTTCGGCTATCTCTTTATCTTTGGGTTCATCACTGGCTGGCTCTATAGACCATGTGGCCGCCCGCAGAGGTAACTCGCAGGCCATAAGGGCAAACTTTACCCGGGCATCGGATTTCCTCATCTTGTCATAGATTACAATTCCTTTAGAGCCACGGAGGTCGTTATTATATTCTTCTTCCGATAGGGAGCCACCAAAAAAGGTAGTACCTGTCGCTCCTAACTCATCTATTACTGGCTTGGATGGTCTCTTCTCAGCAAACTTTATTTCTATGCTTCCAAGTTTCAAAATGTCCTCCCTCTCAGGCCGGCAAATTCAGGCTTATGTTTCGCTTGAGGGACTTCAACTTTGCCGGGCTCGCCTTGTTGAAATAACTCTGTCAGTGCCCAAACTAAGGCATCTAACCTATCCGGAGACTTCATACCCGGGACCCAGTCGCACAACTGATCCTCGAGTTCAGGGAAGAAGCCAACGTGATGTACTCTCCCTTGCTCATACAGGGCTGATATGGGTTCGGCACGGATCTCTTTCCCACGGCTGGCGTGAACCGGTTTGAAAGGCACCGATTTCTCGACACTATGAATGGTATTGTCGACCATGTCACCGCCATTATTGACTTCGCCGATTATCCTGTCAGCCATGTGTTTGTGGTATCCGGTAATGGCCGCCGTCGCCCAGCTGCTGGGCGACGCCCTGATTGACAAATCATCAAGAACATATCCATGCAATTTGTCACCTACATTAGCGATGCCCGCAACTATAATTCCAGTTTCGGCTGATGTCTCCGTATTTGTCGCCTCAGGGTCAACTCCCACTACTATGCGCAGTAACGGCGGATGCTCTCGTAACCTAAGTTTATCAAGCCATACCCGCTGCCATAGTGCATTCGGATTGTCGTCCAGTATTTTGCCTTCCAGCTCCTGCCGTCCAAGCCTGGTGCCTCCGTATTTTTCGAGCACATATTTCAGGAAAGAAGGAGGAAGGTTTGCGGCATTCTCGAGAGTATGACCGCTGGATATGACAGTCTTGCTGTCAGCCGCTATTTGCTTAAGAGTCGATATCGGCCTCGGTGTTGTTGTTACCACCGCTTGAGGCTCGTCGCCTACCCGCAAACCAAACATCAAGTTATCCCAGGTATCCTGGGGATATTTGAACTTGCACAATTCATCTACCAGGGCTTTGGCGTGCTGCGGACCACGGAGCTGGTCGGGTTCATCTCCGGAGTAGATTATCCCCAGCACTCCGTTCGGCCATGTCAGCCGGCGTTTGCTTGGCTCATACTCCGGCATAAACCAGGGAGGGCTTATCTTTAATATCGAACTATCGCCGATTTCAATAATGGTGTCGCGGACATCGGCTTTGGTTTGTCCTACCAATGCTATCGGGCTGGCGCCAGACTTTGCCCATTTAATAACCTGCTCGTTTCCAGCCCGGGTCTTACCGAATCCACGACCTGAAAGCAGTAACCAGATATACCAGTCCAAGTCCGGAGGTAATTGATTAGGTCTTGCCCAGAAAGACCAGTCATAGAGTAGGGCCTCCGCTTCCTTCTGGCTGAGACTCTGTATTGCTTTGCGCCTCTCCTGTTCTGGCAGCAATGCTATCGAGTATGCTAAGGAGTTTTCCTTTAACGTCATGTTCTACCCCTATTGGTCCGCCGTTTTCCCCACTGACTTGATACTTCTCCGCATATTTCCGTGGATTCAAGGCTTTCAGCGTGAACATATTGGCTCTAATCTGATCAGCATCCAGCTTCTTCTTGCCCTTGGCACAGAGAACAAGGTCGGATGCCAGGTCGTCTTCTACGTGCGATTGTATTTCCTCGAATGCCTCTGAAAACTCTTTGTCTGATTTACACCAATCATAAGGCGTTGCCCGTCTCTTGAGACCAGCCGCACGGCATGCCGGCCAGACAGAGCCGTAATACTCATATTTCTCAAGAAATATTTGCTTGCGCTGTTTTGTTGTTAATTTCGTTGTTCGTTTCGCTGCCACTGTTCATCACCATGCTTTCATTACGGGCAATATTCTGCAGGCGGGATAAGAGCTTTTCCTTAGGGTCGATATCCAACTGTATCGCCTCCCCGTCTTTGCCGACATGCTCGTGTCTTTCCTTCTTCCCCCAGTCCTGAGGGTGCTTCCGCTCCAGCCACCAGGCAGCTGCTTGCCAGTTATCCTTGGTTGCAGCCTGTATAACAGCGACATTACGGGCTATTGCCTGAGCTTCGGCCTTTTTTACCGCCTCAAAAAATACAAAATATAAACCTTTCCGGCTCTTCTCTCCCCACTCCATCCAGTTGATATAGGTCTGTTCACTGATACCGACAGCCTGACATGCTGTCTTTATATAATTGCCAGCGCTAATCAGCTGGCATATTCGCTCCTGCAATTGCTGGTTTAGCTTCGTTTTCCTTCCCACTATCTATCTTGATCGCTTCCTTACCAGTGTACTTCTGCCACCTGTTGATGATGACGTCGCAATAGTGGGGGTCTATCTCTACCGCATAGCACCGCCGGCCCATCTTCTCACATCCGATGAGCACGCTGCCGGAACCGCCGAAGGTTTCCAGGACAATATCACCGTCGCGGCTGCTATTTCGCAACATTCGTTCCGTTAAGGCCACAGGTTTCTGTGTTGGATGCACGTACTCGTTGCGATTATCCCTGGGTACATACCAGACGTCCAGATAATCCATGAAAGCCATGCGGTCCATCCAGACATCCCGCTCCTTGGCAGTAGTTTTCCTATTCTCATAGGGCTTCTTGCCATTCTTCCAGCAATAAGCCGCAATTTCGTAACATCTGTGGTAAGTTCCATGCCCCAGGATAATACCATCTTTCAGCCAGATAATAGATGGCGGTATACTATAGCCATATCTTCGGAAGGTTCCAACTATCAGGTCGCTGTAGGATCCCGGGTACCACATGTAGACCGGCGCTTTCTCTCCAGTAAAGTTGTAGATATTTTCAATTACTGCAGTAAGAAAATAGTGATAGCCGGTCAGAGTTTTATCGTCTTCAAAAGCCTTTAGCTTACCACCATATTTACCGCCGCTATATGAATTCCCAGCCATGGACTTATAGTTCACGTTATACGGTGGGTCAGTAATAACCAGATCTGCCAGGTCGCCGCCCATTAACCTCTCAATATCAGCACGCTGCGTTGAGTCCCCACAAAGTAACCGGTGATCACCCAGCTGCCATAGGTCCCTAAATCGGCAAAGCGTGTCTTCCCCTTCCGGTACCTCATCATCATCAATCAGGCCGACCTTTGGCTCCGGTATTTCGGCTAACAGGTTCTCAATCTCTCTCTCACTAAACCCAGTTAGTTCCATATCGAAGATGCCGGCATCGAGTTCTTTTAAAACATCACTGAGCACTGGCAAATCCCAATCAGCCAGCAAGGCGGACTGATTATCCATCAAGGCATACCCCTTCGCCGTGGCCGGGTCGTCCTTCACCCTGGCCACGGCTATCCGGGTCCAACCCAGAGATTTAGCTGCCCGCCATAGTCCATTACCAGCCTCGATGATACCCGTCTCGCTGTTGACCACAATGGGCTTTCTCTGACCGTAAGACCGGAGGCTCTTCTTGATGGCAGCCAGGTTGCGGGATGAATGCCGCCTAGCGTTTTGCGGATCCTCCCGGACGGAATCTATATCGATAGCGAGGGGTAACAACCCCTCAGAAATACCATCCATAAAACTTCTCCCTAATATTTCTTAAGAAATAGTCTCAGACTGGCATATTCTTCTGGATATACGCCGGCCCCAGTTGCTGAAGCCGGGGCCATAAAGGAGGAAAAGAAGGAGGGTAAGATGATAGCCGCCAGTGGGGAAGTGCAAACCCACTGACGGGGTAGTTATCTTCTGGTAAAAGCGGACAATAAAAAAGCCCTGCGCAATTTGCCAGGGCACACTATTAACTATCTGACAATATCAATAGCACAACAAAGCTAACTTGTCAATAACTATGTTGTAAAACTATATATTTATCGTTTTTTGCAGGTACTTTTTGTCAGCTTGCCACTGGCTGAACGAAACATGTCTGCGCCTCCATCCACTTATATAATTAATCGCATCCTTTGCTGCAGGGCACAAGAGGTTGTAATCTGCTAACCCATGCTGGACTTCCCATACCAAAGTTTCACCCGACCGCCTTGTCCTTCTCAATCTAGCTGTCACTTCTGCATAAATCTGCGCTGCGGTCTCAAAGGGTGCATGGTGACTGTGGCTTCTCTGGACACCAGCGGTATCGGTATAACCGGTATCCTGTGGATTACCCGGCCAGTTACCAGTTTCAAGAGTCGGCAGCCATTCGATAAGCCAGATCATCTGTTCACGGCTAAAGTTTATTTCTCGTGGTAAGTAGAAGTCCATTACTCTCTACTCCTACTAGGGGCATGTGTCATCAGCTTGCCGAAGTCTTCCCCTTCACCTTTGTAATCGAACTGAACATTCACCCTCTCCGGATTAGGCGTCTCCTGCAGAACCGCTATCCCTTTCCGATGTCGCCTTTTCTGGTAGCTGTCCAGGTCAATTAGTGACTGCGGATTCGAGTATATTAACAGCCAGTAGATTTCCACTTTAACCTCCCTATTGGTAGCTACTATCAGTAAACAAAAAAGCGGATCCTGGAGCTTATAAAGCTCTCAGTAATCCGCCTCCTAATATGCCCGGTCAGTATGACCCTCCGGGCACGGTCAGCTATTTATTTATTTTCTCTGAGTTCCCAACCAGCCTGTGATTTCCAACTAACGATCCTTGCATCAGCCACCTTGATATTCAATTCACCGTGTCCTACCTGGATGATGTGTTCCAGTTCGGCTAGTAGCTTCTCAACATCCTGTGGCTGCAATTTCACTGCCTAGCACCTTCCGGGACTGATGCCTTCTCTCTGAAATATGGGCAGTCGCTACCATCTGAAGTAATGGGATCTAGCCCATAGAAGCAGTCCAGGTATTTGCCCGTAAGGCACCTCTTGCAGAGTCTTAACCTCGCTTCTTCAATCGTCTCTGTCATACTTTACACCTCCAATTTCATAGCTCTGTTATCTCAATAATGCTCTGTTCAGTGCCACCTTGAACCACCTTAATACTACCTATCTCAAGGTGTGCCGAGTCGTCATAGAAGATAACCCCCACGTCAATTAAGCCATCCTGCCACGGCTTGCACATAGCCAATAGGTTGTCGAGGTCACGCTTCCTATGGTCATCGACATGGAACTCATAGCTGATTCTGGCTCTCAGTATGGGTTTATCGTCATGCCACTGAATTTTAGCCAGCCAGCCTATTTCTTCCCGGGAAGCTTTGACAGCACGAGCCTTAACCGCCCAGTGTTCACGGCTGTTAGGCGAAAGCTCACGATAGGGTAAGTGGTCTACAACTATCGTTAATGTTCTCTCTTCAACTTTTCTCAATTCACCCTCTTTTATTGTAAAGTGTCGTCTAGTGCCTTAAACGGTTCTCGATTGACGCACTTCTCCCAAAACTTCTGTATTCTCTCAGGTGATATTTCTGTCATTTCTTTTTGTCCTTCCAGTATTCTGTGAGCATTTTTAGACTCATAAATATTAATACAAGATTAATTCCAGTCAGTGCTATATTTGCTATGAGTAGTTCCATTTCTCTACCTCTCCTTTTTTAGCTGTACGGTTCAACGCCGGTAACTCTTCCCGACCATCTTGATAAAGCCCTCTTTGCCGCACATCTCACGGAGCCGGTCGGCACTGGCTCCGCCGATATGCTCCTCCAGTTCCTTAAAGTCCAGGTTAGTGGTGAGAATAACCTGCTGCTCCTTCACATAGCGGTCGTCGATGATGTTGAAGTAGACTCCCTGCAGGAAGGAATAGTCCCTGGGGCGAACCTTGCCCACGTCATCGATGACGAGCAGCGAGAACCTGGCCAGCGAGCTGTAGACACCGTCTTCTGTCTCTGCCCGCGGGTCGTCTGTCCGGTTGTAGGTCCGCCGAATCCGCGCCAGCAGCTGCGACTCGGTGATGACATAGACAGGGCACTGGTTCTTGACGATAAAATAGCAGTCCTCCTTGAACTTTGCCGTCTCCCGGGTCTCCACCAGGTGGTTAGCCAGAGCGCATACCAGGTGCGTTTTGCCGACTCCGTAGACGCCTGGTGAAAGCAGCACCAGCGAGCGGTCGCGGTAACCTTTCAGCGAATCGAATGCCTTCGGTTGCAACTCCCGCTTGAAGCTATCGAATGATTTCTCAAGAAATATTCCCTCCACCCTGTATTGCTTACGCCAGGCCTCGCGCTGCTCTACTTTCGTGTCTTTCAGGTCCTGCTTGTACCGAGCGATATCCTCCTGGCGTTTCTTCTCCTGCCTGCACTCGTTGCAAAGCGTATCCGGCGCCAGTTCTGTGCCGTCCTTCCGGATCCAGATAGTCGTCTCGAATTCCTGGCCGCAGCCAGCGCATTTCACCATTTCCTTGCGGCTATCCGGTTTCGAGATCATCGAAGGCCCCGGCCGGGCGGTTCCCAGGGATTCCCCGAGCCTTTTCATTTCTGCCATTGTCACCTCCTATCAGGCGCTCGTTTCCTCGCGCTGACACCCTCCGGGCATCACTCTCCGCCGAGATTTGCCGCGCCTTTTGCATCCAGTTTAATAACGCCAGCTTCTTGTTAGCCGGCGGTTTCCTTCGACCCTCGTACCAGTACAGGTGGAACTTCTCCAGCTCCGCATTAAAATCCAGGTCCTTAAACCTCTCCCTTAATGATTCCCTAAAATCCTCAAACGACGTCGTCGTCTTATTGCTTTTGTCTAATGCTTTTGTTAGATGCTTTCTTGCTTTTGTGTTTGCCCCCTTAGGCAATGGTTCCGTTGCCCCCTTAGGCAATAGTTCCCCCCCCTTTGGCAATGGTTTGTCCCCCCTTAGGCAATGGTTATTATCGGTTTCACTATTGCCCCCTTTGGCAATGGTTGAGCGTGGCTCTTCCGTTGCCCCCTTAGGCAATAGTTCATGGTGCGTGTTGTTCGCTTCCCTCCATTGCTCCCAGTCCTTCTGGATGGCATACTCCAGCTGTTGCCCCTCGCCCTGGCATGTGATCATCTGACGTTCGATGAGCAGCCGGAGCGTGCGCCCCAGGTGCCGGCGATCCATGCCGGTGACCTCCTGGAACTGGCTGTAGCTGATGCGGTCGCTCTTCTTATTCCAGCCATAGGTCTTCCGGAAGATGCACCAGAGTACCCGGCTTTCGTAAGCCGAGAGGTTTACCCGGGCCAGCGCCTCCACTATTTCATTGGCTATTTTGGTGTGTCCGTCCTCAAGCTGAGGTTTCGCCATTCTCAGATCCTCATTTTTCTTTGTGCAAAGATAACTACATCTCCAACGGAGAGTCCTTTTTGATTTCCAGCATCCGGGCTTTATACATCGCGTAATGCTCCGGACAGTAATCAATTTCGGCGGCTTCCGGTTTGCCGAACTCCGGTATCGGATGCCCGGTACAGCGCCGGCAGAGCGGCCGGTCGCAGGTCTTGCCTTTGCCCATCGGCCAGTCACAAAGCCGATCAGCACCCTTCACTCCACAGACAGCACACTTCGCTCGCGGGTCGGGACCGCTGTGGCAAACAACCATGTCCATACCGTTCTCATGGATGTGCTCACACCATCTAGGCATTGCCGGGCTCCTCAATATCGATAATGGTGATATTATGGGTGTGACAATAAAAGAGGAACTCCTTTTCGTCCTCGGTATAGCTGTGACATTTCCAGTAGCGCCCAAACCGTATTAACAAACAGTTAGCTGTACCTCGAATGCCCTGAGATATTGGTGCATGCAGAAGCCTGAAGAGCCGGGGATGGAAATACTTACGGAAAATATCCAGCGACTCAGCGATCACGACTATCATGCCGGCACCTCCTGTCTTAATCCGGTCCAATCATCCCGCTGGGTAATACCGGCAGCCTGGAATGCTGGCAGTAGGTTATTCTTAAGGAAGACCTTGGCACCGGCTTTATCTGCAGCATCGACCATGAACTCTACCCATTCCAGCTCCGGTGGCTTATAGGGTTTTGTCTGTGCTCCGATGATAACCAGGCTGATGCCGGCCAGGACAAGAGTCGAGGATAAGCACCAAGCATCCTCCAGCATCGGCTCGATGGAGACGAACTTTACCCGGGCTTCGACTTCCCTCATCACCCGGCAGCCGGCCCGCAGCATCTCTCGATTACAGGCTGAGAATCCGGCCCAGCAGTTATCCGGGAAGGGGCTCCATTTCAGCAGCCCCTTCGGGTTCTTGGTCAGGAAAACAAACGTGTGCTGGGGGCAGAGTTCAACTGTAGTAAAGATAGCTTTCCTCAATGGCACGTTGGGTAGAAGCAGATGGGTCTTGCCGTCCATGCTGCTGGCCAACTCCACGGCTGCCAGGTTCAGGTCCGGACTGATCTCATCCATGAACAGGTCACCCATGAAGGCACAGCCTATCCTGGCTGGCTTCTTGAGATGCAGGGGTGATAGGAAAGCCTCCGGGTAGAATGTCGGCTCAAAGCCTTTGGGATAATGCCCCTTGAACCTCCTGGTGATTGTCTCCGCCCAGCAATTGAACTCTGCCGGGCATAGCCCGAGCTGCTTGTGATGGCAGCCACTGAAAAATCCCCACTCGTGGGTCAAATACTCAATACCGCTTCGGCTTAACCTGGGCGTATTTGTCATTGTCCTCTCCCCTCCGTAAGGTAAAAGCCCCGGTCTACCATGGTCTCATAGAGCGTGTGCTGGCCACCCTTTACCAGCATGTAGGGAAGGAACACCTGCTCCATAGTAACCATTTCAGTCTCGATGATGGCCAGCTGGGAATCTACCCAGTCCTTGATGATGCGCCAGGCTACCCGGGCAGCCTGTTTCTGGATCCGCTCCATTACCTGCTTGTAATCGGAGTGCCATTCTTCTGGCTTTCGGGCCCGCATATTAACCAGAATCGTCTCTACGCTCTTAACATTAGCCGGCAAGCGAAAGGGGATATCGCCCTGCTTTGTAGGCACAATAAAAGACAGGCTCCCCGGCTCCCGATCAGGCCCATAGTTGACCATGATAGATCTGGCGCCATGAGCTACCAGATTGCCTTGAATCTCGCCGATGCTCTTCATGGCGGGCACCTCAGTCGTATAATTCTTCAATGGCATTACTTCCCTCCTGCCAACTCCGCGTATATCTTCATTTCTCCGGCAACGATCCAGACTATCTGCTGAATGTCGACGTTCCGGCCGAGCAGCTCCCCGGAATATTTGATGATGAAGCTCCTGAGAGCGTCCGTGGTGATATGCCACATGGCCATACCCTTCTGCTGAGGCCTATGGCCATTGTGCCAAGTAGCTACCAGGGCGCCACTGTCAATCCAGGACTGCACCTTCTTATGGTCTACCCCGAGAATCTCGCAGACTTCCCTCTTGGTATACCAGTCAGTCCTGACTCGAAGTCCCAGCTTCAGCCGGGTGGCCTTTATCTTCACCGCGTTGGGTGACCGGTGAAGCATCTTGGCTATCTGGGGCACGGAATGCTGATGTATGAGAGACCGCAGGCGTTCCAGTTCCTTCGGCGTCCAGTCCGGGCTCTTCTGCATGGCTATGCCGAGCTTCTGCACTTGGCCTTTGACGGCATACTTTGTGACTCCCAGCCTGTCGGCTATTTCCTGGGCGCTGGCGATTGAGCCGCGGTAATCACGACGGACTATCTCCAGCTCCTCTTCCGTCCATCGGTGCTTCGGAGCTTGCCCGCCCTTGATGCCAGCCAAAGATAGAACCTCTGCAGTCGGCATGCCTATCTCCTCGCCAGCTCCCTGTAGGTATCAAGCCAACGCAGCTGCACCATCTCCGGCCAGGTATTATCAAAAGCCGGCAGATCTGGCAGGTTAGATGATGCCGGCAATTGTATGATGGTTATCTGAAAGCCGGACGGGATCGCATGGTCACCTTTGTCTACTTTAGTAGCAGAAGGTGACTCGGCCGGTGCCTTGGCCACCTTGTGGAGCGCTTCCGCCTCAGCTGCGGTTCCCTCACCTGGCGGCAACGGGCGATAAACTAACCGGTTCCTTTCCGGTATCCTCGAGGGGCACTTCTTCAGTGAACACCAATGCTGTTCATCGTGCTCATAGCTATGCCCGCATGTCTGGCACTTCTTCCCTCTAAGCTTCCGGGCGGCATCAAGACGCTCTCTCCTGGTAGGCTCCGGTGCCGTGTCAGGTTCAGGGTTAGCTGACAGCTCGGGTTGATTGGTGCTTTCTGATGCTATTTGATGCTCTTTGGGGTTATTAGCCTCTACTTCATGCTGCTTTTCCATAATCGCCTCCATTTCCTTCATGCTTACCCTCTTGCCACACTGGAGACATGCCCAGTCAGGCTCATATTCGCCTGGCTCCTGAAACATCATCCCTCGACATTTCGGGCATATACGGGTGGCCATTTACCCCCCCCCCCGAAATTTGGCCGGCCTCCGGCTCAAAGAATCCGAGCTGCCCGCGGCAGGGTACAGGGGTGCCGTAAAGAACGGGGTTTGTCAAGGTGAAGCCGTACTTTCCGGTGAACCATGGAGATTTACTTTCAGTGACACAGCCGGTGATATCTACCTCGCCGATGATTGCGCCGGTTGTTAATGTTGGTTGTTCTTCCATTAAAGAAGCCATGCCTAAATATTGTTCTGCTAGTTGACCAGGATTGTTGTCTGTTGTCTTCCCCGCGTGGACGTAAATGCGGCAGGGCAACTCAATGGTGAAGTTTGCCTGGTGGTAGGAGCTATACGGGCCATGCCGAGATTTCCGCCCAATGCGCCAATTCCGGTTCTCGATGTCCTTGTAGCCGGCACAGATAAGCCATGCCCAGGGTTGCTGGATGCTAAGCGCCTTCATTCTCTCCCTCCATGATAGCCAGCAGCGTATCCCTGTCTATAGTAGCCGGCATACCCCTGAGTGTTTCGATGATTGCCTTCTCGCTCTTCCCCCAGTCCAGCTGCGCAGCCAGGCCCAGGACGCAGGCTCTTAATGTCTTAGCCTGAACTACAACCTTGCCCAATTGGAAGAAATGGTCACCGCTATCATGGGTGGCCGTGTGAATCACCAGTTCGGCGAGCGGGTCTTTGTTATCAGAAGCGTTATCAGATGTGCTTTCCCCTACCTTCCGGGTCCGGCACTCTCCGTCCACGATATGGGGTGTGGTGATAAAGGTGCAGCAGGAATGACCTGTGCCGACCTTCTCCTGATCCGCCCAGTGGCAGCCGTCGCAGTATTTGAACTGGAAGGAAAGTAGTTCCTGCTCTCCCAGGTCAGCCTTGTCGACCTCAAATTCCTTCGCCCTTTCCTGCTTGGCGACTATTTTCTTTTTGCCTTTACCTTTATTGGGCTTCGCTGCCAGTTCTGCAGCCAATTCCTCAGCCCTTTTCTTGGCGTACTCTACAACCTCTTCAAGGGTGAATTCGGTTTGAGCCGGCTCCCCCCTGCCGCTCCTCTGCTCCATGGTGAAGTCCGAACGATAGCCAGTCTCCGATATAGCTTTCCCCCGGAACTCCAGATGATTATTGAAGGCAGGCTCCCAGGCGACCTTGACCAGTTCCCCACTGGCGAGAGTGATTTCGAAGTGGGTCAATTCATGCTCTACATAGTCGCTCGATTTCGTTTCTGCCTTCGCGGTATCGGCGTCAATCTCTGCCTCTGTTGGATTGGCTGTCGCTTCCTCCGACTCCAATGTCCCCTCATCTTCTTCCTCGGGTTCCTTATCCTCTTCTTCAACAGAACCCTTCGAATAGCTGTGGCATTTATCATGCCATCCTTCGCCGTAGCGCTTGAGCAGCTGCTTACAGTTGCCGTCATCATGCCGGCAGCCTTTACAATGTTTCGCGCGGTGGGCGGCCAGGGCTTTCTCTATCTCGGCGCCGGTTCCCTCGAGCTCCGCCAGCATCTTCTGGAAGATACCTTTCACACCCTCGAACCTCTCCATCTGGAGGATGAGCGCAGCAGT